AGCGCGTCTGGAGATAAATCAATGTCAGAAGCAGCCTTTAGGCGAATGATTGGCCTACTACCGTTACCAATGAATTGGTATCCATTAGGGGTAGCAGCAAATTACATCTCAGCAGAGGCAACAAAATAATTAAGGGGCTTAAGTGCCCCTTTTCTTAAGGGGTACAAATGGCTTATTCATATACAGAATATACAGGTGATGGAACTACTCAAACTTTTACAATTCCATTCGCTTATGAGGCTGAATCAGAAGTAGCAGTATTCGTTGCAGGTACGCAACTAGCTAGCTCAGATTTTAGCTTCTTATCTACAAGTACAATTAGTATTAATACTGCTCCAGCGAACAACACTAACGTTCGTGTAGAGAGAAACACAGACTTAACTAACAGAGCTGTGGACTTTGTAGATGGTGCGGTTCTATCTGAAGCAGATTTAGATACCGCGATGATCCAGGTTTTCCATGGAGCTCAAGAGGCTATCGATACAGCTAACGATGCTGTCTCTCTTGATGCCGATGGTACATTCGATGCGCAAAATAGACGTATCAAGAATGTAGCGGATCCTTCAGCTGCTCAAGATGCAGCAACAAAGAATTACATTGAGAATGTTTGGTTGACACCTTCTGATAAGACTCAATTAAACAATCTTAATCTTACAAATTTAAACACAGTTGCAACAGACATCAGCAACGTAAATACAACAGCAACTAATATTACAAATGTAAACACAGTTGCTTCTGATATAACTGATGTAAATACAGTGGCTGGTGATTCAGCAGACATTCAAACTCTTGCCGCAATCTCTACAGATATCACAACTGCTGCTGGTATCTCTTCAGATATCACTACAGTAGCTGCGAAAGCTGCAGCTGTTCAAAAGGTAGCTGACGATCTTAACGAACAAATCTCAGAAGTTGAGACTGTCGCTAATGATCTAAATGAAATCACATCAGAAATTGAGACTGTTGCTAATAGTATTACTAATGTTGATACTGTTGGAACCAATATTGGCAATGTAAATACAGTAGCTGGTATTAGTTCTAATGTAACTTCTGTTGCAGGCAACGCATCAAATATTAATGCAGCTGTATCTAATGCAGCTAATATCAATGCAGCAGTAAGTAATGCAAATAACATTACAGCTGTCGCTAATAACGAAACAAATATAAATGCTGTTAACGCTAACTCAACTAATATCAATACAGTTGCAGGTAACAATACAAACGTTACAACTGTCGCTGGTATTAGCACTAACGTAAGTACAGTAGCTGGGATTTCCTCAGATGTAACTGCGGTAGCTAATATTTCTCAAGACATCCAAGATGTCCAAGATAAATTAACTGAGTTACAGACTGTATCTAACGATCTAAACGAAGCTACATCAGAAATTGAAACAGTAGCAGCAAGTATTGCTAATGTTGATTCAGTTGGTACAAATATTAATAACGTAAATACTGTTGCAGCTAATCTCACAAACGTTAACAATTTTGCAGATCAATACTCTGTAGGAAATACACAACCTTCTAGTCCAACTGATGGTGACCTTTGGTTTGATACCTCAGCTAATGTAATGAAGGTTTACAACGGTTCTGGTTTTATTAACGCAGGATCTGCGGTTAACGGTATTAACAACTCAGTTGAATATACAGCTACTGCTGGTCAGACAACATTCAATGCTACATATGACTCAGGTTTTGTTGAAGTCTATATGAATGGTATTCGTCTAGATGATGCAGATTTCACAGCGACTAATGGATCTACAGTTGTTCTTAATTCAGGGGCTGCTGCAGGAGACACTGTTTATATACAAGCATTTGGAACTTTCGAGTTATTAAATACAGGTATTAATGATCTTACTGATGTAAATACAACAGGTGTCGCTGATGGCCAAGCACTTTTATATAACTCAACAACAAGTAAATTTGAAGCAGCGGATGTAGATGCACTACCTACTCAAACTGGTAACTCAGGTAAGTATTTAACTACTGATGGTACTAATTCTTCTTGGGCAGATGTAGATGCTTTACCTTCTCAAACTGGTAACTCAGGTAAGTATTTAACTACTGATGGATCAACTACATCTTGGGCTAACACGGGCGCAGCCGCTGGAGTGTTCTGGGAAAACGATCAGACCCTGGCTGCTGATTACACAATCACTACTGGTAAGAACGCAGGCACATTTGGTGCGATAACAATTAATAGTGGTGTAACAGTAACAGTACCAACTGGTTCAACTTGGACAATAGTATAGGAATAGATTATGGCAATTACAATTAATGGTTCAGGAACAATAACTGGTGTATCAACAGGTGGTTTACCTGATGGTTCAGTTGATGCAGATACTCTAGCAACCGATTCAGTAACAGCAGCAAAGTTAAAGTCTGATGCTATTACGCAGGGTGACTTACCTGCGGGTAGTGTGTTGCAGGTGATAACAGATGTTCATACTAGGTCAGCAACAATAGAACCAAACTCAACATCCTATATTGATACTGGTCTTGGTGCTTGGAGTATCACGCCAATCAGAGAAAATTCAAAAATTCTTATCCAGACACACGGATATGCAATGCACGTTAATCCAGGAAGTCCTGGCAACAGAGGTGGTGCTTGTAAATATTATTTTCAAGTTGCAGGAGGCGGGTATTCAGCCGCTTCAAGTTATTGGATAGATGGTTTGTATCAAAACGGAGGTGGATGGACAGACACCGCTGGGCATTCATCTTGGATTCATTCTCCTTCTTATACTTTAGGTCAGCAAATTGATTATAAAATGTATGCAAGAAAAGCAACTATCAACGGTAGTAATCAATGGTACTTCCATCATAGCGGTGGAATTCAGGGTCAGAATGATGGCACTTCTAATATTGTAACTTTTATTATGGAGATTGCGGGATGAATACTAAGACAAAATCAGATGCACTTCATAGTCTTACACCAGAGGCAGAGTGGTTATTAAATGGTGACGATTTGACTTGGTATTCACCAGATATTGCTCAACCAACTGAACAAGAAATTACAGATGAGATTGCAAGACTACAAGCAGACTATGATGCTAAACAATATCAAAGAGATAGAGAATATCCTAGCATTGGCGAACAACTAGATATGCAATATTGGGATGCAGTAAACGGAACAACAACTTGGAAAGATGCTATAGCACAAGTTAAAGCAGATAACCCTAAGCCGGAGTAGATTATGAGTAAAGTAAAAATACAAGGAAATGCTTCAGGCACTGGT